GTCCCTTTTAGCTTTGAACTTGAATCAAATTATATTATAGAATATTGCTAACAGCCATTTTCCTGTAATATTGATTTGTTGCAGCGGTAGCCATTCCGTCTGACGGTGAGCTTCCAACGAATGGATTTGAAACCATTCCGTATCGAGTTTTGAACCCGATCTTAGGTTGGAAAGTGTTTTCACCAACCGCACGAACCATTTGCAATGGAACGTATGGGCAGTAGAAAAGACCCGCGTCATAAGGATTACTTCCTCTGTATCCAACAGTCATGTAGTCAACACCAGCATATGGGTCAACATAGACTTTAACACGTCCGTTAAGAACACCCGCAAATGTATTGCCTGTGTCATCAACATTGATGTTAGTAGAAAGAGCAGGAGCGTAATCTAATACACCCGCCATTGACAATGCAGAAGCTACGTCAGAAGAACAAAGAATGAAATTCCCCTTTCCTCTACGTGTTTCTTTTGCGATTGTGTTGCTTTCTCTTTCGATTTGGAACAACAAACCCTTGAATTTTTCAACTGACCATCTACCGTTGGCATCAACATCTAAGTTGAATGTTCCAGCAGTGGATGTAGCAGCAGCACCAACCTTAGCTTGAATGTTAACATTTCTGATAACTTCACGGTTGATTTCTGCTAATATTTCAGATGAAAGAATATTTGCTAATTCAGATTCTGCGTCAAGACCGTGGATTGCTTTGAGGTCTTGTGCAAGTTCTAAAGTGTATTCAGCTTTAAGTGCTCTGGACTTTGCTGTGACAGTAGCTTTCTCGATTGTGAAAGCCATTTGTGCGAAACCGTTTGATGCTTCTACATCACCTAATGCTTCTGCACTAGCAGTGGTCATACCACTACCAGTTGTATCCGCATAGGATGGAGAACTTGTATCAAAAGGATCACTGATGTCGTCGGAACCAAGACCATCGCCAGTAGCTTGAGCAGCACTGGAGAAACCAGTCCTTGCTTCGTTGAAAAGAGCTTCTGATTTAGATTCTCTTCCTACTGATGGGTAGTCGTTATATCTTGCTTTCATAGCAAAGATAAGTCCTGTCGGGCCTGTCATCGGTTGAACACCGCAAATGTCGTATGCAACGAGATTTGGCATAGCTCTACGAACTAATGAGATCAAAATCGGATCCCAGTTTGCAATCGCAGAACTTCCAGTAGCATTTAAAGGTGCAGCTTCTTCCAAGGTAGAGCGATCTTCATTGAGTGCTTTCTCTTGGTTTTCTAGGATAACTGCAGTAACAGCACGCTTGTAGTTGTCTTCAATCTTTGGCAGATCGGAGTGTTCTAGAATCGGCTCCCACTTTTCCTGTAAGTTTTCTGATAAAAACATTAGGTTATTCCTCTAAAATTATAATGGGTTTAGTTTACTAATTGCTTCAGAATACCTAGCAATGGTAGGATCAAGAACTGGATCAGATGATTCATCTGCATAAGTTCCTTCCCCTTCCTCTACTCGGGTTTCTTCAGCGACAGTTTCACCATCAACTTTGAAGTATGCTTCTTTAACTTCGCCAATTTTGTCGGCAAAATCTTCGGTATCCGTGAAGTCTACTCCAGCTGCTAGTGATTCCATCTTCTCTTTTTGTGATTCAGATAAGTCTTCACAGGCTTCTCTTATCACGTTGCCTCTCTTGAGAGAATCAAGCTCTTCGGTTACGTCCATATTCTTTTGGACTTCACCGTCGAGTTTTTGTTCCATCTCGTCGAGACGATTTGCGAGTTCATCAATGACATTATACTTGTCTTCGGGAACTTCAACATAATGTTCTACGAACAATGTTTTCAGTCCATCGATGAAGTTTTCGGTCATTTCTGATCTCAAACCTCTCTCTATTGCGAGTTCGTTTTCTTTCGTCCACTCTTCCGCGCAATAAGTCAAGTATTTGTCAACAGCTTCCGTGAGGTCGCCCTTAACTTTCTCAACTGAGGTTTTAAGTTCTTCGGAATACTGTTCGTCAAGACCAGCCTTAATTTCAGTAACTTTAGATGTTACTGCAGCTTTAAATATTGTCTTGGCTTTTTCAGCATTCTCGTCTGATAATTCGAGTGCTTCTGAGATTTTCAATAGGTCGTCGTCTACTTCTATCTCAACTAGCGATTGTTCTACTTCAGCAGA